AATAGCTCTGTATAAAAACGAATTTGAAACTATTGCTAATGGGATTGAAGATGAGTTTGAATTTAGAATAATTGGTCATAAAACAATTTCAAACAAAGAAGAATTGAGAAAGTATCTGGTTAAAAATGTGGAAGCGCTTGAATTGACCTTAGATGAAGTATTAAGTCACGGTAAGTTTGGTGCTTGTAATGGAACGTATAAGACTAAAAAAGAAGAAATGTTTTTTGCCTATTTCTTTGAGTTTAAATCTGCAGGAAAATATACAATTAAAATAATTTCTGAATATAAGATTGCCAATCAGATCTAGTCAAAAAATCCTCAGCGCCAAGAATAGTCAACTTGAGTACCAGCGTTGGCTCTCTTTCATTACTAAGTAATCCTGATTGGCCTGCCTACAACTATGCTAAATACGGAGTTTACGAAATATCAAAAGCGGCTCTAAAAAGGTACACAATCCATCTAGCATATGAACTCCGTGATACAAATATTAAAGTAAATGCCGTTTATCCCGGACTTACGAAAACCGATTTTACATACTTTAATGGCGGCGAAGTCAATTAAAACAAAAAATCCTCTTTACATTCAGTAAAGAGGATTTTTGTACCCGGAGCCGAAATACTATTGATCTTGATATATAGACAGTTACAGCGTTTGTCTACGAATTGTCTACAAATTTTTAATTGTTATCCTTTAATTTCAGGTTCATCTTTTGGAGCAAGATTTCTCTTCATTACATAATGAAGGACATTTTGACCAGATGTAGTCAAAGAATAAGCATTGACAAACTCCCACCCCTGAGAGGACATATAATTCAAAGCGTCTATAACGCTATCAAATTCTAATTTTTTGCCATTTTCATCCTTTAAAGATCTTTTATCTTTCCAAAACGACCACTCCTGCCCAAAGTCAACTGCTATGTTTACTTTTGTACTCAACAGCTTGGAACTAGCCAAAACCATACAATATTCCTCTTTAGCAATTGTCTTACTTAGCTCTTGAGTTTTCTCTTGTGAGATGCCGAATTTAGAGATGCAACATAGCATCACTATAAATAGTAACTTTTTCATTTTTTTGATTAATATATGGTTTACCAATTTTCAGTTTCTGATTTTGTTTTTAAAGGAATAGACTCTATGTCTTTACTGATTTCTTCTAACGAAGATTTACTCCTTTCAACTATTCGATCAACAGCAATGGTAGAAGCTTCTATGCCTTTCCTTGCTCTTCCCTTAAATTTCAGAGCCTCTTTTTTATTCTTGTTGTTTTCAACTAACATTTGACCTTCTGTATAAGATCCTACAGAATTCTTAAAATAAATATCCTTAACAGTATATCTAAATTTTGATTCTTTAATCTGAAAATCTATAGTGAAATTCATTGAAAAGTTTATAGGTATATTCATACCTTCATCTTCATAATGTTCAACTAGAGGTGTTAATCCTTTTAAAATAATTCGATCTGCCTCATCCAATTGTATTACGTCTTTTGCGCTTTTAAAATAATCAGCAACCCAAGCTTTAAGAGACGAACGAATTTCTGACTGAGTCTTCCCCTCCCATTCTACAACTTTCCATTCCTGAGCGAATAACCTACTACCAATTAGCATAAATGCCAACAATATGATTCTTTTCATAATAAAAAATTTAAGTGTTTGCTACTTTTTCAAGTAGAGTCATATATTTTTTTGCTAAAATTTCTTTTTCATTTACAACTTCAAAATACATCGTTTTCCAATCCTTGTCCGTTTCGACTACCGATTTTATATCTACTGCCAAAAAAGGATCTCCACATCCAGCTAATAGCCATCCGGGATTAACCTCTGGGTACTTTTCGCAAATAGCTAGTAGTAGTTCAGTGGAAGGGACAGGATATTTATTGTTTCTAAGATCTGGATTGGATAATCTAGTTATGCTTTGCTTAGCAAAACCTATCGATGTTGCAAACTTTGCACCTATACCATTTGAGTAATGATCGACTAGAAAATTAATTCTCTGACTAATAGAGTGTTGCATATAAAATCAAAAATAAAAGTATAACACGCTTGTCTTTTTGAATAACTTGTTATACTTTTGAACTATAACATAACAAAACATAGCTACGGAGTATTACTTGCAGGTTCCGCTCCGTAGCAAATTTATTCACCGCCTAAGTCATAGTTTATAACTATGTGTTTTTAAGCATGACAAAGGTATAACATTTTTTCACAATGTCAAACTTGTTAAACCAACAAACACTACCCGTAGAACCCGAAGAAATAGTTTTTTTCTTCAGACACTGCGATGGGAACGTCAAAAATGTAATTTTTGAAAGATTAAAAAAGCAACATCCAACAATCACTAAAAGGCTAATTGACAAAGAAGTAACGAAACTGAAGAAGCGTTATAATCCTCTGATTATTGGTGAAGTGAGAGGCTTTCTAAAAGATCAGTTTGGATTAGAATTCAACCCAAAAAATAATTAATTTTTTTGCGATGTTGTCTCATATCTACTACGAAAAGGATCAGATTCTGGTCGTACAGTATCCAGCTCACTTAAGGATGCCATCAAAAAGATTGACAAATGTATCCGCATCATCAGTCCAATCGATCTTGCAGATTCAAACATTGAAATACATGCAGGACAGATTGACAAAGTTTGTCAACCAAAGGGAGAAAGCTTTTGCATTTAGGAAATGCTATGGTCAAAAAGAAATGATGGCCATACAGATCATCCGGTCAATGCTAAAGGCTAATCACGAATGTCGATTGCCAAAGTTTGTTAAAGCGGTTACGGATAAGCAAAACACGTTGTTTTTCCTTCAGCCGTCAAAGCAATCGTCCTGTTATGAATATTTTATAGGAACCATTTATCCAATTATTCGCTGGTGTGCGGAAGCATCAAGCCAGTATTATCAAATCCCATTTCATAGGAAACCCGTGTCAAGGTAAGGCAGGCTAAAGCACCTCGTTCTTTTCGCCTCTATTCCTCCCATTTAGCCGGGAGGGTTCTGAACTATTGACTAAAAAAAATTAAAACAATGGAAAAACCAATCGTATATATCGCAGGCCCAGTAAGTGGTCAGCCTGATCTGAATAAACAAGCATTTTATGCTGCACAAGAAGAGCTCAACGCTTTAGGATTTGACGCACGCAATCCGCATGACTTCTGTATCGGTATTAAATCTTCGGATCCGTCTGATCCAAAATTTTATAAAAGAGGATTTCAAGTATTGACAGAGTGTACCGATATCCTCCTGCTGGATGGCTGGGCTTACTCAAATGGCGCTCAGGTAGAACGTGATGCCGCAGTCCTTTTCAAGCTCGGAATTTTCGAGTCAATTGATGATCTGAAGTTGAAATATACAAACGAACTGTAGACATGGCCACACTACTCATCATCGCATCATTGGCGCTAAACGTCACTTTAATTACCATTATTAGGATAATCCGTAAAGGTCATCAGAGAAAAAAAGGTGATTTAATCTGTAAGGATTATAAGAGAAATATCCAAGGTCGATTAATGGTTCCTTACTCTGATATCAGCAGGAAATCTCTCACCCTTATATCTCATGCTGAGTTGTCTAAAGGCATTGGCATTATGCCTAAAATAATTAATGATCAGGTAGTAGGCTGTGTCACCGAAGTTATTAAGGAAGAATTAGAATCAAAACCTCAATTTATCAATATACAAGTTGCTAGAGATAGTAATTTCAAAAGAGTTGTTGTTGATTTTGATTTTGACCTGATCCTAAAAAGCGGCGCAAATGTACGACCGGGTCTGAATAAACCACGAATCATTAACACTCACTTTTAAAAACCTATCACCATGAATAATCTATCAACAGTGATCGAAATGCAGCAACAGCAGATCGATGCGCAGCACGCGCAGATATCCTATATGAGCAATATCATTTTGATCATGTTCATCGCAGGATGTGGCCTTATACTCGTCATCCTATGCCTAATACTATACCGTAAAGATCAATTAAAAGAGGAAGAGGTATGAAGAAATCAACATACCATAACGAAGAATCGATCATGAAGGCCACAAATGGAGGGTTAGATATTATCCGTCATTATATACCGGAAATTGATGAATGCGTTAAGCGAAAGAAAAAGTTTCGTGTTGGCAGCTTAAACGCGTTATCAACGATCAAGAAAAGGGAAAATGGATTTTATCAAATCTCAGTATTCGATAATGAAAACTACTGGATGACGGCAATTAATCTAGTTCAGTTCCTGGAGACCGAACCTTTTTACAATGCTATAGACATCATTATCAAACGCCACAACATACAATTATAAATGAAGAACTACAAAATCACCAAAGAGGATATCTTCCAAAAAACCCAAGGCGGACTCGATATCATCCGGTATTATGTTCCGGAGATCGACGAGTGCTTACGTACGAAGAAGAAATTCAAATTGCACGAAGAAGAAACACCTTCCTCGTCGATCAAGAAAATGAGCGATGGCAATTATGTCGTTGCAGATTTTGGTGACGGTGGTAGATGGATGAACGGTATTGCTCTTGTCCAGGACAAAGAAAAGGTCGAGTATGGTGAGGCGATCAGAATTATAGCTGAGCGCCATGGCATAGGTTCTTCAGAGGAAATCAAGTCTATGTATGAAGCTCAGGTCAGCACCAAAGATGCAGAACCTGATCAAGCAGATGGTACATGGATATTTAACCCGATCGAGGAAATACCGGAAAATCATTTGCGTATTATTTTCAGCGATAAAACCATCGCATATATTGAACATCAATACCGTGATGTAACTGACAAAGGTGAGCGTAAAGAAAAGGTTTTGTCCCATCTGAGAAAGATCATGCTTGAACAGCATTGGCATGGACTGGAAAGCTATACAATTATCAAGAAGCGTAAAGCAATAACTTTTACGGCTTCTGAGTTCTACCCTATTTTTAGAATTGAGGAACAGCCAGCAGAGGGCAAAACTTTTTCCAAAATATACCAGCCAAAGTCCAAAGACAAAAGCCGAAGGTTCTTCTATCATGGGGACTTTGATGCACAATTTCTGCATGGATTAAAGCAAGTAAAAAAAGCTTATCAGGAATATATAGACGAACATGGAGAGGATGAGGACGAAGACAAGGAAAAAGGTAAGGTAGTAAAACTTCCTGAGATATTTTTCTGTACCGGTGGCTCTGATGCGTTGAACCTGAAAGCTATTGGTTACCACGTCGTATATCCATCATCAGAGCATTTTAAGCTTTCAAAAGATCAGCTTTTCAATCTGTTCATGATGGCCGACTCTGTGATGACCTGTCCGGATCTTGACGCTACAGGACAAATGCAGAACCATAGACTTTGCCTTACCCCTACTTCTGATCTGTTTTTGGATATCCGTACCGTTGAACTCCCGGAATACCTGAAGAAACACCGTGATCAATATGGCCGGCCATGCAAAGACGTTCGTGATTACCTGAAATACTATCGCGCAACTGACTTCCGTAACCTGGTGAAGATCGCACGTATGTATCGGTTCTGGGATTACCATCTGGCTGTTGACAGAAACGGCAAAGAGAAGATCCGTTACGGCCGGAAGCTTTACGAATACAAAATATCCATGGAGCGCGTGCTTAACTTTCTGATCAAGGTTGGATTCGGAAGGCTTAAAAACCAAATGGAGGCAATGGAATTCGTTCAGGTCGAGGGAAACCAGGTGCGTAAGGTCAACATAATAGATATCAAAAGCTACCTGCTTAATTTTCTGAGGTCTCGTTTCATGCCAGAGGATCTGATAAACATTATTCACCGGCCACAGATCATATCATCATCGTCTTTCGATTCGTTGCCGTTGCTGGAACCTGACTTTAAAGATTATGATGAAGTGTCACAGTATATGTTTTTCCAAAATATTAGCTGGAAGATCAGTGCAAAAGGAATTGAGGAATTTGCCAACGACAAAGTCGATAAGATGGTATGGGAACACCGGATACTTCCCCGAAAAGTCAAATTGTTACCGCCTATGTTTAACATTAGCCTGACTGAGGAAGGGCTGTATGATTTGCAGGTATTTGATGATAGGGATATGTTTTTCCGCTTTTTGATGCAGGGGTCACGTGTTCACTGGCGCAAAGAGCTTGAAACAAATCTTGAAGGTCTTAGCGAAGAAGAAAAGGAAAAATACAGGCTGGAGAACAAATTCACCGTTTTTGGTCCTAACCTTACTCCGGAAGAACGTCAGGATCAGATTCACCACCTATGCAATAAGATATACCTATTTGGATACATGATGCACCGGTTTAAAAATGATTCTCGCCCATGGGTGCCATACCCGATGGATGACACGCCTAATCATGAGAACGATGATTCGAATGGTCGGTCCGGGAAATCATTATTTGTAAAAGCACTTGGTACGGTGAAGAATCTTTTAATCTTGGACGGTAAGGACGAAAATCTATTTAAAGACAATCACGTATTCGAAGAAGTAACCATCGATACAGACATGATTTTGGTCGATGATGCGACAAAGGATTTTCCAATGAAGCGTACGTTTTCCCTGACTACAGGAGATTTGAAGATGAACCCAAAGGGAACCAAGCGGGTAACCATTCCTTTTGATCTAGCGCCAAAACTGAGTATCACTACCAATTTTGCCCCAGATGATGACAGTTCATCCGCAAAAGCCAGAATATTTTTTACGGGATTTTCCAATTACTATCATTTTGATGCCGAGAAAAAGACATTTAACGAGACCCGTCAGCCTATCGATGATTTTGGTAAGCAGATGTTTAAGGGGGATTATACTGAAGAAGAATGGAACCTGTCTATGAACTTTATGGCTCAATGCTGCCAGTTGTATCTGTCATGGCCACACGAAGCTATAAAAGCTCCAATGGCAAATATTACTGACAGAACGATGGTCAACTTACTTGGGTTGAATTTCCTCGGCTGGGCTGAAGTATTTTTCTCTGAAGAGTCTGGTCGTATGGATTGTTTCATACCTCTTCAATATGCGCTTGATGATTACATCTCTGAGTCGGGGGTCAAAACTTTGAAAGCGCACGGCTTTGGAATAAAGATGAGACAGTTTGCACGCCTGAAGGGATACGAATTCAATCCAAAATCGGAGCTAAACAAAGATGGCCGGCTAACCAGGAATATCAATGAGTTTAGATACGATACACGCGAAAGGCGATGGATAAATACCGGAAGAAAGAAAACCCAGACGATGATCTATCTGAGATCAGACATGTCAACAATTAATAACCGAGTATATGATCCGTCCACTGAGAGCATAGAAGCTCCGCAGCCAGACGACGCAAAACCATTACCATTTTAATAAATAAGAACAATGAAAAGTACAATCAAAAAAAGTGCGCTGCAGCAGTTTGCAGAAAAGATACAGGGATCATTTGAACCGCGGAATTACGAAGGTGGATTGGAGTTCCGAGCTATTGGAGGGCTTGATCAATTACGGCAGGAGGCTGAAAAATTAATCAAGGAAAATAATTGGCCACTTCAAATATTTAAAGTCGATATCCGGGTCAGGTCAATTTCTGTCAGACAATTAGATGAGCCATGACACTGAGCAAAAAATCAATCCGGTGGCCATTGGGTTGCCGGTTCATTGACTACAAAAAAAGAAAGTTCACCATCCGGAAGATCGTATTCGGGAACGCAATAGAGGGGCAATGCAATGAGATCTGTATCGATGAGGGTTTGATCCTCTTCAATTCCAGCAACGAACCTCAGACAAGTATAGGTTTCGTCCAGGACGGATCTGAAGATATGAAAACGATATCGGTCGATGAACTTGAAGAACTGTACCGAACAAGAAATATTGATTACCTGCCTTATGGCACTTAGAAACTTTAACATGAACAATTTAGAAAATAACTTACCAAAAAGACAGTTAGATGGCCGGTTTACGGACATTATGATCGATCTGGAAACGCTGGATACCAAAGATTCAACAGCCATTCTTAGCATCGCTGCACAAGCTTTCAATATTGAAACTGGCGAAGTATGCCCGGATAACTTCTATGCAACGCTCAATTATGAGCGGCAGATCCAAGAAGGGCGGACAATCTCTGTAGATACTATGCTCTGGTGGGGAAATCAATCTGAAGAAGCCAAAGCGGAAGCATTCGGGGGTAACAAGCCCCTATGGGAAGCGCTTATCGAACTGAGAAGATATTTCAATAAGTATTGCTATACGGATAGGCATGTATGGGCAAAGGCTCCAGCTTTCGATCTTTCGGCACTTAAGCATGCTTACGATCAGCTTGAACAAGAACCCTATTGGGACTATTCAAATGAGCGCGATGTCCGGACTTACTTGTGGTCAGCAGTGAACTTGATCGCGCAGACCGAAGATAAAGCCACGCACATATCTAAACAAGATGTGGCTAACCAGATCGGCCAGGTATGCCACGTGTATCAACTAATCAATCGAAAATAACCATGAAAAAAGACAAGATCCTACCACCCTATCAATTAAACGAGAAAGGTAAACCGATAGATCTGAACAGTCCGGATGATCGCGAGCTTGTGATCAAGCGGAACAAGTTCCTTCAGGAGTCGATTGAGAATGGCGTCCAATTGTACGACTTGAAAGTGAAAGCCTGGATCTGTATCGAATTTCAATGTTTCAAGTGTGGCTCGACTGTAGAAGTTTCAAACAGTGTGCACTTAGACAACGAATACTATGTCACCGAACTCGAGGAGCTCTTTGTCAATGTAAAGTGCAGGTGCTGTGGATCAAAATTCCGTATCGACGAAGACAACAATATTTTTCTAATTCAAAAAAAAATCAATAACAAAAAATGAAAGCTACAATTCAATTCAACGGTAAATCAGCTGTTATCGAATTAACATCTGATCAATTAACACAAGTTCAAAAACAAACATCGCATTTTACCAATATCAAAACATTGCAGGATGCATTGGATTATGTCGGCGAAACTACCGATCAATTCAATAGACGCACGCAATTTGATGATGATGCACAAAAGGCGGGTAAAGAACTTGAAGTTATCGCATTAGCTATCCGTCAGGGTAACACTTTGGGTCGTAATCAGGGTGACAAATGGTACTTCCCATATTTCAATTCGAAACGTTCGGCCTCCGGGTTTTCGTTCAACGTCTACGACTACGATCATTCGCATTCGGACGTCGGCTCCCGCCTCTGTGTTGAGAGTGCTGAAAAAGCAGACTATATGGGTAAACAGTTCATTGACATTTATGACAGATACCTTAATGCAAATGATCTGGCTATCGACAATCAAACAGTGTCTGGTGTTGAACCTAAAATATTCAGCTCCTACAAAGACATCAAAACGATTGAAGATGCTTGCGCAGCGCTAGGGATTGATCCTAGTTCCTTCCTCGATGGAATAAAGAATCTTGCTCCGGACACGAATGCTTACGAGCAATTGAAAGTTGTTGTGCGCGCTCTGAATGGTGGTGAGCACATGGATTATAAGGATGAAGATGAATACAAGTACTTTCCTTATTTCAATTCGGTCGGTTCGGCCTCCTGGTTTTCGTTCATCGTCTTCAGCTTCGATTCTTCGTTTTCGCTCGTCGGCTCCCGCCTCGCATACAAATCAAGGGAGATAGCAGAGTACGCGGGCAAACAGTTCATTGAATTGTACGATCAGCACATCAATGGTTAAATCTTAAAAAAAAAATAGCATGAAACATTTAGCAACATTCGAGGCGGCAGCCAAAACAATCGGACTGGATCCGGCACAACTTCCAATCGTATCGCACTTACCTGAGTCAATGCAAAAAGCGCCAGTAGCCCTTTTTAAATTATCAGTGATCAGTGCAGCTGCATGGCAAAAAGAAGGTGTCAAAATAGACTGGAATAACCGGTCACAAGAGAAGTATTTCGCTTGGTGGAAAATGCGCTCAGAAGATAATTCGGTCGGTTCGGACCTCGGATTTTCGCTCGGCCAATTCTTAGGCTATGATAGATCGGTTTCGGGTGTGGGTTCCCGACTGGTATTCCCAACAATAGAAGCTCTGAAATACGTAGCTAAAACTTACTATGATCTGTACAGAGATATCTACGTGATCGACTAACGAATATTGGGTGGCCCATCTTAGCTGCTGAGTCGGTTCGGCCTCCAGGTTTTCGTTCAACGACTACAACTACGATAATTCGAATTCGAACGTCAGCTCCCGAAACTGTAATTAAAAATATCGAGGTGGGCACCTTGCCATCATGGCAAAAAACAAAAGTTTAAACGGTCATTGGTAACCGGTACCGGTGAAGATGACCAAATAAAACAGAGGCATGAAAAGAATAAACAATTTATACGAAAAGATTTACAGCATTTTTAATCTGGAATTGGCAGACCAACTGGCCAGTAAAGGTAAATCGAAAACTTATGGTGTCGTCACGCACCGTGCGGATCAACAGATGAATCTCCTGAAGCTTCAACGCATGTTGATGGACAAAACATATCGGACATCAAAGTACCAGGTGTTCAAAGTTTTTGAGCCAAAGGAACGACAAGTTTACCGACTTCCCTACTTTCCGGACAGGATCGCACACCACGCGATCATGAATATTCTGGAGCCAATATTTGTTCGATCATTCACGACGGACTCATACAGCTGCATTAAGGGTATGGGGCTGCATAAAGCTTCAAGAAGGCTAGCAAAAGCATTAAAGGATACTTCGTATAGTAAATACTGCCTGAAGCTTGACATCACGAAGTTTTATCCAAGTGTTGATCACGATATTCTCAAAGCACTGCTTAGGCGTAAATTCAAAGATGAGGATCTTTTGTGGCTGCTAGATGAGATCATAGACAGTGCTGAAGGCTTACCCATCGGAAACTACTTAAGCCAGTATCTGGCAAATTTCTATTTGACCGGACTTGATCACTGGATCAAAGAAGTTAAAGGTGTGCGCTATTATTTCAGGTATGCAGACGACATTGTCATACTTGCTCCAGACAAGCGTATTTTACACCAATTGAGATCCGATATTTCAGAGTACCTGGACACCAATCTAAAACTGGAAGTAAAGGGCAACTATCAGGTTTTTCCTGTAGACTCCCGCGGAATAGACTTTTTGGGATATGTTCATTTTTCAAAGTACATCCGGATACGCAAAACCATAAAGAAGAATTTCGTTAAGGCTATCAAATCGCATAAGCCACGATCAAGCATAGCAAGTTACCTGGGCTGGACGAAGCATGCCAATTGCCGGAATCTAGAAAGAAAAATTTTACATGAAAAAGTTCAGTGACTTCAATATCACCGTGGAAGCGGAAAACTTCATTGGAGATAAAATCCGGGTGACAAAAATTTTAAATAGGCCAATTATTGTACACGCTTTCAAACTGGATCCATCTAAGTTTTATGCTGGTGAAAGTTTAGCCTTACAGATCGAATTTGAAGGTCAAAAGAGGGTAGTTTTCTCGGGATCCAAACGGCTGAAGGAACAAATAAAACAGGTGCCTAAAGACGGATTCCCTTTTCATACTACGATTATTGAAGAAAATGACATGCATTTATTTAGTTAAAAACAATTAAAAGATATAAAATGAAAGCAAATCACATTTACGAATGCAAAGGAAAGTATATCCTTTACGAGAACCGGATCCACCTAATTAGTGAGATCCAAACATCCGGATCAGTATTCATTCTCAACACCGATATCGGTCGGATCAACGTACTCAAAAAAGAAGAGGGCGACTTCCTGGATGCAATTTTAATATCCCGTGACCGGAAAGATCTTGCAGACTATGAACGCGAGAGTCCTGTAACGACTCCACCACCAGCACAAAATAAAATTGTCGAGGTTGCAGATAATCCGGAAGAGAATGCTTCTACCGAAGTTATTGCAAGCAGTTCGCAGGAAAGTGGCATTACTGTAATGCCTGAGGAAGGTTTTTTAAAATCACCTATCGAGACTACTATTCACAAACATGGCAGCGAGCTTGCATCGATGCTAATGGATACGATGAAAAAGGTTAAAGCCGGAATCATCAAAAAAGACCAGGCTGAATCGATATGTAGTATAGCAAGAGAGATGACCAGTCTGGCCAAAGAAGAAATAAATCTGATCCGCACACTTAGACAATAATACCATGAAATCAAAGTTTCCAGTTCCTGATCATGCAAAAAAGTTTTGGCTGGCCAATTGGCAATCCATGACCTGTAGAGACCTTGGTAAAAAGTTCGGCTATGACGGTGCTGTTGTCAATCGGTTTTTGAAAAAGCAGGGCATAATTATACCCAGATCGCTTTCTTATAAACTTGCTGGGCAGAAGATTAAAGGTAAGACAAGATCCACTCCGGAAATAGACAAAGCAATAAAGGATCAATATCTCACGGTTCCAATAAAAGCCTTGGCCAGACAGCTTGGTGTAAGTGATACGTTAGTTAAGCGCAGATTAGAATATTTCGGTCTGACCATTCCTGCCGAAATCATCGAGCAGCGAAAAAAAGACTCCTATATAAAAAAAGGAAACATTCCGGTAAATAAGGGTAAAAAGTGGGAGGATTACCTCACGCCCGATCAACAGGAAAAAAGCCGTAGGACAACGTTTAAGAAGGGAGATATTCCACACAATGCCTATAACGAAATTGGGAAAGTAGTTATCCGTGCAAAAAAGGATGGTAGTGAAAAATACAAGTTTATCTGTATTAAGCTAGGCGAATGGGTGCTATACCATCAACATATGTGGGTGCAGCACTTTGGTGAGGTGCCTGATAAGCACGTTATCCGCTTTAAAGACGGTGATCCGATGAACTGCGAGATAGAAAACTTGGAGTGCGTTACCATGGCTGAAAATTTAAGATTGAACTCGCTCCAGGATACGGCCATCGCATCTAGATTGGCATCGAAAGGAAGGTACGGACTGGATCCGGAACTGCGATCGGAAATATTAAACAATCATTCCGAATTGATTGAAGTGAGGCGCGCTGAAATGCTATTAAAACATGAAATAAAAAAGATTTATAAATAAATATAAAAATAATGAAACAACTTTTTGAAAATGAATTAAAAGTCGGTGACAAGGTTATCTACAACGGATTAGGCTCCGATAGAAAAGCGACGATCATAAAAAGAACCAAGAGAACCATAACAATGAAATGCCAGTTTTCTACCATTAAATTGACATTCATTAGTGGTGTTCCAGCAAAGGATCTTGGATTAAGGAGGGATTTATGATGAATATAGCAGAAGAGATATTAAAAAATCATTGGAATACTAATGATAAAAATCATGAATTCGATGATATGTATATCGGGGAACATAAAGCTATTTTAGATTCAATGAAAGACTTTGCTATAGTAGTAGCCAGAGAGACCTTGCTTAACGCTTCAAATCGTGCTTATATGGTCAATAGAAAAACTAAAGACACATCTGATATTATTGATGGCTTTGTTATTTGCAAAGAATCTATTTTAAATGAAAACAACATTCCAACCCTTTAAAAAATCAACAATGAAAACACTAAATGAATTTGAAACAATTGAGGAAATAGATCTAGAAGAATATTTAGGATCTAAACCAGTCGAGATTGACGAAGATCTTTGTCATCATATATCCCATGGTTATGTAGCATCAAACTATGTAGGTTACATTTCAGAGGGTTATTACATTGATCAACAAGGCGAGGCAGCAGCCTCCTTTGATGATGGCGAAAGTAAAGAACGATATACTTACATGACTGTTGCCACATATCCCGATGGAACATACTGGTATTTGGGAATTTTACCGGATTTAAACAGAGATATTCAGGAGGATTAAATATGAGCTCATCTAGTACATCGAGATTAGCGATTACCATTAATCCTATCAGCTTGATCGAACCCAAGGAGAAAACGACGTCAGATTATTTCAAAGGTTTAATAGAAATACCAGAAGATCTGCAAAACGGATTGTTTGATCCGGATAAGATTGAACAACTAACTATCACATGCCCGGTAACTGAGCGCTCAGGAAATATTGTATATTTTGAGGAAAACGAGGGTATTTGCGAAGGGATATTAAATGAATATTTGGGTATTAAAATAAATTCTTTTGCTGTAGAGGTATTCGCTGTACAAGATCTTTTTGTGAACTGCATATTGCACGAAGATAAATGTGAATACTTTTTAAGCGAATTGATGTATTACTCAAGCGACAAAGTTTATGCGGCCAAGACATTTAAATTTCGGTCGAGACTTCCTTATAAGATTAAAACGATGATGGATTTTAAATCTGTTGTAATTCACGCTTTGGCACATATGTATGAGCGGTTCAAGTCAATCGCTTTCGATTTGCATCCAAAGACCTGGTTATCGGCAGCAAATATCGAACTACCACAACTGCCGGAGTGCACAGATGATCTTCCATTTTGATTACTCGAAAGCAAAAGAGCCTAAAATTACTTAGGCTCTTTTGCTTGAATCTCCTGTAACCTCTTCCGCTCCAGGACAACCCATCTGATAGCATCTTCGAGATCCTGAGGCCATTTCTTCAATCCCTCAGTCAGAATTATTATACCGGCTTCAATCCCAACGCCCTGGGCAGCCATTAAAGCAGAGCGTTTCATGTGTTCAACATATCCCTCAGGGGGTAACTTACTTATCTTCATAAAAACAAAACTACATTTTCATTTTGTGTGATACTAATTTTTTTAGTATTATTACAAAACTAAAGAACTATGCTATGGAAGAAACGAACATTTTAAAAGATGAACTGTACTATTTGCCAAAAGAATCCATTATTCAATTGCTTAATCATTCTAATGATAAGCACATGGCCATACGCGATAAGGTCGAGGAAATATTCCTTTCTATGACCCACGGTCGCATCGAGAGATCCACACTTTCGACAGCAGAGATGTTGACTATAATCAGCACACTTCTCGGCCGACTATAACCCTAATCCCCGCCTTTCATTGGTTGAATTTCCAGCGCTCGCGTAGCAGCGCAAAACAGCAGCTGGCCCCGTAGGCCGGCTGCACCTTTTTATACCCCGCTGCCGTCCCGGCCTTTTCCCTTTAACCCTTTAATCATTTTAACCTTAAAATTTTTGTAATTCTGTAAACAAATAAAAAACAATAAGATAAAGGAGTGATTTACAGAAAATTAAGTGATTACAAAAAAATGTAACATAAAATAGAGATATTACAAAAAAATGTAATCACAACAGCTCCATTTTAAAGATTACAAATTCAAAAAAAAATTGTAACTAAAATATCGGCTAAATATTACAACGTAACTATCTGTATATCAAATAATAATTACAAGTTTACAGAATTACAGAAATTTGTGCGATTTTTAAGGTACTCATTGCAAAAGTGTTGACGTGATCTGATTTCTATTCGACAATATTCTATCACACACAATTCCGATCGGCGAGGAAAAACATGTATTAAAAAAGCTATAAAAAATCGGAATAATCTGTTTAAATAAAACGACATAAATACACTAAAAACCAATACATTAAATTCCGATTCGAGCGGAAAAATAAGTATCTTTGATTGTACCAATCTCGAAGTATTTATGAATGTTTTTTGCCATATCAAAAAAGATATCCTGCGCGACTACCTGCATTACCTTTTTGCCTATGAAAATGATGCGTTCAGTATCTTCCGTGACACCAAGGTCGGTAAGTTCATATGCTCGATGGTCAAGTATTCAGACTTCCCTGTTGAACAGAAATTTGACCACGATAAATCGGTGAGTTTTAAACTTCCCAAAACATCAGCTATGCCAGGATTATTTCAAAGGTTCTGCTATATCTCTATCGACGATCAGCAAAAAATCGAAGATTATATCGCTGCGACTTTTGAAAATGATTGGATCCAGTTTTATTATAATGGAATGGCTTTAAAAATGAAGCAAAAGGATGTTATCCAGACATACATTCTGTCCAGAAAGCTGGTTTCTAAAATCGGAGATCCTGAACAGCTTAAGAAAAGGCAGTACCGATCGGAGGAAAAACAGATCAAGCAATTATATGAAAGGCTTGCTAAGCGTGTCCGTATCCAAAACGCGCTCATCAAAAAAGTTATTAACGAATATCAAGACGCATTATGACACTCATAGAATCCATCCAATACGCTCCAGCTGATCAGATTGTCCGTTGGATACCTACAGGCAACAGTGTAACGGTACAGCCATTGAACGGCTGGTCAGACTTGCCCATGCATGTCGCTTCGGGAGAATATACCGAAACCAGTAAAGATGACAAATCTGGCCGAATGAATACCATAACGATAAGTGCACGTTTAAAAGAGGAAGTCACTTTGCCAGAAACCCTAATTATCAAAGTTAACTTTTGTAATGGAACCAATATAATAGTTGGCTCCCCAGATATACCGGTCTACGTAACTTATAATAATTCTCTGTTTTTAAACACACTAACCATATCGTACAATACATTCTACCGACCTATACCAATGCTTCCATAACACAAGAAACACCCCTCAAAACGTCCTTTCCTAGCCTAGCCTGCTTCGACACCTTTGCATCAAATCATAAGAATTATGCAAAGGAAACTAGCGGGCAATTGGCAATTCCATTTATTATCCACCATACTCAAGGGCCATTTCATGATATCGCCTACAGAGGCACAAGGTCTGTTATCGCAGGCCAAAGGTATCATTGCCAATAATGGCGTTTTCTCCAATCAGATCCAGGAACTTAAAGAAATTGATATCCGTGCTTTCTCTGCCGGATCCGATGATGAGGTGACAGCTGAAGTTGATACTGATCAGAAACGTGTTGTGGTATTACCAGTTAAAGGTGTGATGCTGAAGTATGGTACCATGTGCACATACGGCATGGATGAGATCGCCCATTACATCCGACACTTTGCTGCCAAAGAAAATGTATCAGGTATCGTCCTGGATATCGATACCGGAGGTGGTGCCTGTAATGCTGTGCCACCGCTATTAGATGCGATAAACTATACAAAATCGCTCAATAAACCGATTGTATCTGCAATAGATTCCGCCTATTCTGCCGGATACTGGACCGCTGCTGCCACTGATCGTATTTTCTTGGACAATGATACCGTATCGGGTACCGGTTCTATCGGTGTCATGATCTCTTATCTGGATCCTATTCCCTACTACGAAAAAGAGGGTGCCAAATATCATGAGGTATATGCTGATCAGTCACCAGATAAAAACAAACCATTCCAGGAGTTTTTAAAAGGTGAATATGACTTGATACGCAAGGAGATGCTTAATCCGCTTGCCGATAAATTCCATACAGCTGTGAAAGCGGGCCGACCTAACCTTAAGTACGAAGCCCAGGGAGTGCTAACAGGCGCAACTTTCGATGCCGAGCAATCCATTGCACTTGGTCTGGCTGATCAGCTGGGCGGGCTTAAAGCTGCTATCGATTACGTCAACATCCAATACTGGACAAACCATAAATAATTTTTCATCCTAAATCCACTCACTATGAAGTTTAATCAAATCAAAGCGATTTTCTTAAAGGCAATTGGTTTGTCGGCAATGCCTGACAATAACCAATTAACCGAAGAGCAGGAAACAACTTTGAAAGGAACCTACGGCGAACCGGCCCTAGCAAAATTCAAAGAAGGCTTAGCTTCTGAAAATCCGGAAGCAACTGCACCTCAGATCCATGATGCTGTAAAAGAGTTTTTAACACCCGGAGCCACAGAAGCGGCACAAAAAGTAGCTGCGGATCTTAAAACTGCATTGGCAAAAATTGCCAAACAGGAAGAATTGATCGCAACGCTCATGGATACTCCGGAAGATCTTCCAGCTGCCGAAGGAATTCAGGAACAATCTAAACCAAAAGCATCGAAAAGCTTTAACATTGCTGCTACAGCTTCTCACTATGTTGCTGCTTTAGCTTTAATGGGCGCAGCTACAATGCAACCTGCTGCCGGCGCAACAATGGACGTATCACAGGTACGTACAGAGTTTGGAACTTACCTCAGCCAGAATAATAATAATTTAGAAATTATTAAACAGCTTTTTGGCGGGTTTACCTCATCTCAGTATTTCAAATCTGTGCCGGCTGTTACGGAATTCCGTTCGATTCAGGCGCAGATCAATTCCGTGGTGCAACAGTTTACCAACAAATGGACACCTAAAGGCCAAACCAAGTTTACGCCTCTGACCATCGTTAACCGTCGTCACAAGATCAACGTTCCGATCGTGCCTTCTGAGGTACTTGACTCATATCTTTTCAAATTGTACGATGAGCAGGTGTCGCCAAAGGATATGCCGATCACCAAATACATTTGGCAAGAATTGATCTATCCGCAGATCCTGGAAGACATCGAGTATCGCATGATCTTTAAGGGTAAGTATGTGGAGAATACCGATCCGAACAAACCTACGGATCCAGAGGATTCAATGGATGGCTTGGAAACGATCTTGGTTCAGCAAAAAGCCTTGGGCGCCAATGCGAAAGTCAATTTCACGTCATTGACCATCAACTGGAAAACAGCTACCGATGAACAGGTAATGGCATTCTTTGAAGCTTTTGTCGACGAATTGAAACCGTTGTACAAGAACAAGAAAATGAACCTGTACTGTGCGCCAGAGATCTTGACCAGATACGAACGTGCTTACAAAAAAATCTGGGGTACCAATTCAGGACAAGTAGGTGACTTTGGTACGCGTCGTATTGATTTCTCCAATGTGACTGTCGTTGCTTTGGATGGTATGACAGGTTCACCGATCGTATTCTCTACGGTAGATGGTAACATGGTGAAGCTCCGTCATAAAAACGAAGCGCCAAATGTAATCAACCAGGTGTACGAAGCGCCTTATGAAGTGTGGCTTATCGGTGAGTTCTGGCTAGCTGTAGGCTTTCAGATCGCTGAAGCAGTATTTGCCTATGTTCCGGACAACTATGATCCTCAAGCTGAACTTCCTGATTCAAGAAAATTCCCTGACGGTACACTACCGGTAAATGGCTCTGAAGGGTCAGGTTCCGCTGGCGGTGGCGTATAACAATCAACCAAAATCACCTAAGGGGCTTCGGCCCCTTTTATCCATTCACAATCAACTAACTAAAATAATATGGCAATTAAAGTTTCACTGCGAAAAAAATCAGCAGCACCAAAACCTAAAGAAGGTGTCATCCAACTGGTACATTATGATGATATCGCCACTTTTCCTGCCCGTTCTGAAGATGATATCGTTGTCACCGGAAATATTACCCTAAAGCAAGGTGCAAAAGCCATTGCTATTGAGGTTACAGCACAGTCTATCGATATCGCAAATGATCCAGACGGCGATCCGGATGCTGAGGGCGTTGTTCAAAAATTGGTCTTTGAACATCCCGGAGTACAGGTAGACTCGGAACTATTCTTCCAAAAATACCTCGGTAAACCTTTCATCGCTCTTTCTAATGACTGCTCTGGAGAAGGTACCCGGGTAATCGGATGGAAGTGTAATCCTATTTACTTGTCGCCTGCCGGTCAGGATAATAATGATGCTGCTAAGACCACGGTCACAATGGCACAACAGGTACGATCAAGGCTTCGTGCCGGATTCTACAGAGGTACCGCTATTCCGAATGAAGATTGGAATGATGTCTCGGGATCTGCTGGATCTGGCGGTGCTGGAGTATAAAACAAATTAGTAAACTAAGTGCCGGTAACCTGCCGGCACTCAATACAATAAACCAATGAACTTATCAGAAAAAGAAAGCAAAGTTTTAGCCCTGGTCATTGCTGGGGTATTGGTTGCCAGCGCTATTGCTGAACAATCAGAACTATCCGTCGGATCGGTCAATGCGGTATTAAATTCACTCATCAGCAAAGATTTGCTACTACGTAATGAGGATAAATCGGTAACGCTTACAGCAAAAGGTATCGAATATAAAGATAGTGTCACTGAAAGCGATCCAGCAGCTAAAGATCCGAATGGCGAAGAAAACAATTCGACTGATGCTAACAAATCCGAAGAGCAGCAGCCTATTGCTGTCGTCATTCCTTATCTAAAATCAGAAGCAGCTGGGGAAGAGCTACGTTATGCGCTGCGCTCCTGGGCTGATCACTTCCTCGAAGATCATCGCATCATTATTGTCGGTGACAAGGAAGATTGGTTTTCTCCGGAAATTACGCACGTTCCATTGGATCCTGTTTTGATTTTGGAAGACTGCAACTGTGCGGCTCCGGCTGAAATCAGGAACCCACAGGCTGACGTGACACATAAGATCCTAACGTTGATTGCCTCGGGCGAAGTCACTGGAGATTTCATTTTGACAAACGATGATATCTTTCTGGCTGGCCCCACAGCGTTGATCGATATCCAGGTATTGAAAGCTTTTGGTGATCTGGAAGATCATGCTAAAGGAACGTCGCTATTTTGCGAAAACTCCTTACGCACCAAACAAGCGCTGGCAAAAGAAGGATTATCCACACATCACTATGGCACACATACGCCCATGCTTATTAATGCAGATATTCTGGCGGAAGTCATTGAGAAATTTAACGCTACAGAGAAAGGATACCTGCTGACGTCGTTGTATTTTAATTCTCGGTTCCCTAATGCGCGTCCAATCCAGATCACGGGCAATATTAAAGACGGTGTGCTTGCCTCTGTTTACCGTGACAGCGTTGAGCCTGCAATGATGTGGGATCTATTCCAGCAACGGAAATTTATCAACTGCAATAGCAAAGGATGGCTCTCAGTCAAAAATGTTATTGCAAAAGTATTCCCTCAACCTTCCAAATATGAGCAATAATAAAAATTTGGCTTCCAGCATTCTAGTGATTGCTGGAAAATACGGTGTTAAAACGGATGGTGACTATTTAGAATTCAACAAGAATTCACCTAACATTCGTCTAACTGAAAACTTTCACCTACATGAGTTCCTTACCAAAAATCAAAAGAACTCATTTACGCGCATCAATGCTAATATCATTGCTGAAGTTCAAGAACTTCGGGACGCATTCGGGTCACCTATTGGTATATCTAGCAGTTATCGATCTCCGGAATATAACCGATCAGTGAATGGAGCTACTTCCAGTCAGCACATACTGGGTAATGCCCTGGACACTTATCCTTTACATAACGATATCGCCGGTTGGAAGAAAGTTGTCAAGGAGAATAAAAAGTCCGGCGGTATCGGCTATTACAAAACGTTTGTTCACATCGATACAGGTCGTACTAGATTTTGGAACGGTTAATGCTTTCATCTTTAGTTTATAATTGGTTATTAGGCGGAGCTGACCCAACGGTCGGCCTTCGCTTATTTATGGACTATACAGAACCCAATAAGTCCATCGCTAGCATTGTGTCGAAAAATCCTGAAAAGCATTCACAGCTAATAAAAACAGCTTTATTTCGGAAAGCTGATATACCGCTTGATTTTCAGGTAAACAAAACTTACATCGAATCCAAATCGGAAGTTATAGCAAAGACTCAGGAGTCTAACCGAAAGGAACAATACAGAGTCCGGACACAGTGGCCATTCTTGGCAGATCCGGAATGTCCGCCTGAATTAAAGCTGTTGATTTCAGATAAGATAACCATCTATTCCAATTGCGTAAAAACCTACGAATCACTATCTGATGCAAAGGAAAATGAGCTGGGCGATAAACTGCGGATACTTGTAACCAACTTCGTCGATAATCACAGGATATACCAGGAACTACAGCACTACAAAAAAACGAAAACCACGCTCGGTGAACACCCGATATTTGCCCAGATCAAGCGGATCAAAGATCTTCGTAATCTCAATACCATGGAGCTTTTCAAAAAGAAGAAAAATATTGAAAATAACCTCTGGAGAACTAAAGCAAAACTGAAAAAAGAAAAGCGCGAAGATCTTGTCCGGCAGCGCAACGAAAAAATTAAAGAGCTTCAGATGCAACTGGCCGAAGTTAACCGGCTGCTGGCATAAATTTCCGTCCTTTCCCTGCCACTATGTTAGTGGCATTTTTGTTTTATGGAGGAAAACAGACCCATAAAACACGCTAATCTTAACCTATCTGATGAAGAGTGGGACAAATTGGAAACCCTCTCCGCCCTGGGATATTCCAATGATAAGATCGCTACCTATTTCGGTATCAACAAAACCGTCTTTAGACAAGTCGCTGAAGACGGCAACTCCTTTTTAGCAGAACGTCTGGAAGCAGGTAAGCTCAAACAGGATATGGACGAACGCCTTGCCCTGTACAGCGTGGCATTGTCCGGAGACGTACCGGCACAAAAGCAGATCCATGAGATCAAGCGCAGCCGTGCGTTCAAGATATCCAAGATGGATATCTTCGGAACGTTCGAACATCGCCATATCCTGGAGAAATTAAACGATTATATACAGGCAGGAAAAGCGATCGCTGATATCAGTGTCGAGGAGCAGCTCTACATCGATGCGTTGATTTTTATCCGTGACATGGACAGTATCTACGGCCGTCGTGCTACTGTTGATTTCTTCGTCAAAAATTTTGGATTAAAACATCAACGCGCATCGCAGATGTATGATGAAGCGGTAAACCTGTTTTATGGCGACCGTAACATCAATAAAAAAGCCTTGCGACATAAGTTTGCCGAACGTTTGGAAATGGCCGCAAACGTAGTTGCTCAAAATGCCGAATCATCACGGGATTATGAAGTTTACGGAAACCTGACCAAACAGGCAGCGACACTTTTGGAACTTGACAAGCCAGATGTCAACAAGCTTCCAAAGGAAATGTACCTACCTCCTATCAAAGTGTTCACCCTCAATACTGAATTGGTTGGCCTTCCTCCTATCAACCGGAATGATCTCGCAGCAGAGATCGACGCACTCGATCAGCCTGAATCTGTCAAATCGAATTTACGTCAGGATGCTATGCTGGAACCGATCAAGCTGCTCGACAAGTTTGACATCATCGAAGAAGAATATAAAAAATAACACCCTTATCCCATGGCTTGGAGACCGAAAATAAAAAAGACTGTAGATACCGCTATTGCATACATGAACTGGCTCGCCCAGATGGCACTGATGATCCTGCCAAAATTTCTCTACATGGTATTGGGACGTGGATCTGCTAAAACAACAGAGATCGTTGTGGAGCGTCTGATCGCCATGGCAGAGGATATGCCCGGAGCGCCCATTGTGTGGGTGTCTGATACCTATTCCAACCTACAGAAAAACGTGCTGCCGTCAGTATTGGAAGGGCTCGAACGAAAAGGCTATAGGGAAGGTATTCATTACGTTATTGGAAAGCAGCCACCCGAATTTTCAGAGGCAGAGAAAGAAGATCTACCACCGGAATTAAGAGAACATTTCTGGAAGCCATACAATAGGCTGGTCACCTATAAACATACCATGATCTGGTATACCGGATTAAATGTGACATTTGGATCACTGGATCGTCCAGCCAGTTTGGCGGGTAGATCTTATGTGCACGTGATCGGTGATGAGGTAAAATATTTCCCTGAACACAAAATTGCCAACCTGATGAAAGCCTTGAGGGGGTATATCATAAAGTATGGTAAATCACCTTTCTATCTCGGTCATACATTCACCACCGATATGCCCAATACAGCCAATATTGGCGAATATGACTGGATCTTAAAGCAGGTCAATAAGATGCGTAAGTGGGGAATATTGCGTGTATTGAAAGCTGCTTTTATACTCAATGAAGCTATCCAGGAAAGGATTTATTATCAGCAGCGGAATGATCTGGAGGAAACCGCCAAAAAGCTTCGTACAGAAGAGCGCTGGAGAGAACGCTGGCGTATGGCCCGCATGCATAAGGATGGAAGCACCCTCTTTTTTATAGCCTCTTCCCTGGTCAATGTGGATATCCTTACCCCAAATTGGTTTGCCGATGCTGTTGCCAGTGACCTGGGTGATGTAGATACAGCTATCCTTTCGCTTAAGCCTTCCCTGGAATCTGGCGACCGGTTCTATGCCAACATTGCGGACTTTCATTTTTATAAGGACGGTCTCGATCCAAAGTGGCACGATCGTTTTGGTATTGCTGATATTGCCGATTGTCGAGAATTAAAATATCTCAACAGGAAAAGAGCGATTGAGGGCGGTTTGGACTTCGGAAATATGATGTCATTGACCATCGGACAGCCTAAGCCAAACAATGAATATCGGGTATTAAAGTTTATGCACGTCCTATCGCCAAAACATATCGTCCATTTGGCAGCTGAATTTCGGGAGTATTTCGACACGCAGGAAGAAAAAGTGCTCAACCTCTATTATGACCGTGCCGGTAATAACCAGAAAGATGCTGGAGTCGATCAGGCCACAGCATTTAAGAATGCCATTGAATGGGTAACCAATGAAAAGACCAAAACAAGAACCCGGACAAAATGGAAAGTAAATTTGCTTTCTAGAAACCAGGGTATCATCCCGCAACAGGAAGAGTATATATTTATGCAGACCATCTTTGGAGGATACAATAAGAAGCTGCCAAAGATATTTATCGATATGTACCAGTGCAAACCACTGAAAGCATCTCTTGAGCTGGCACGTACTAAAATCAAGCCGACTAAAACTGGAGGTAAGATGATCACAAAAAACAAAACGTCGGAATCGCTTCCGATACATCGTCTTCCAATGGAGTCAACCAATCCGTCAGATAGTTTTAAATACCTAATGATGCGCCGGGAGTGGCGTGCCCTGGTCAAATCCAAAGCGACAAATATCGAAGATACATCATCGGTATAGATCGACCGAACTGTCCTTTATCACCTTACCTAGAAAGAGCACCTTTGAGTCAAAACAAAGGTGCTTTTATATGACTATTTACGAGGCGATAGCGGAAATGCGGAGACTGTCCAAATTGAACAGGTCGTTTTCTTTTAGCTTTTACAGCTATTCGCTTAGCCGTAACCATACCTCTGGGATTGTTACCGTTCACGATGCCAGGCTCAGAAAAAGGGGCCGTGTAGAGGACAATCAGTATGCTGAGCTGCAGGAAGAATATATCAATCTGGACACCATGGAACCGCGTAAATTCTGGCACTGTTGCCTGCAATCATTCAATGGACAATCACTCACATTTATCACTTCAGAAGATGGACAATAAACCTCAAATAAAACCAATATCCAAAGATGCTGTTGCTATCCATCTGGCCGATGGCGACGTGTACACGATATCATCCAATTACAAAACTGACGACAACTTTTCTACGAGGCTAGCATCATTTACGAATAGCTGGGAATCTGATCCTGCTATCGTGATGGGAAAAGAGATCGTGCCGTATGGCCACAATAATGATCTTCCGACAATCATCAAACGCGTCATGGATAAGTCCAACATCGGCCCGGGTATTTTAAAGCGAAAAATTGGTTTACAGTATGGTGACGGCCCAAAGTTGTACAAAGAAGAAATCAATGAGGAAAATCAGGAAGTCCGCATTCCGGTTCGGGATCCGGAGATTGAAACCTGGCTGGAGTCATGGGATTTTGACCGCTATCACGATATGATACTGACTGAATTTATGTATGGCGAGGGATTCTTTTCGCGCTGGTACCGTAACCGTACCAATAAGCTCTCCGATGATCAGCTGGACGATATCGAAGCGATGGGCATCAAGACAAAAAACAAGATCCTCAAACTGGAATGTGTCCCTGCTTCCTGGGCGCGTTTAGGCTGGCCAAAACATCCGGAGAAAAGGTTGGAGAATGTCGATACGATTTACGTGGGTGATTTTGAAAACAATTGTATGCGATCGGGTATTGCGACTTACCCTGTCCTGGACAAAAAGAAGCCCTTTAAAAATCGTGTTTCCATGACCTACCATAACTTATACAGTTATGCCCGGACATTTTATTCTATCCCATCCTATTACGGTACCATCCCCTGGCTAGAGACGGCAAGCGACATTCCGGATGTGATCAATTATCTCACCGATAACGGGATCACGGCAGCTTATCATATCCACAGTCCGCAAGCATATTGGGATGACAAGCGCCAAAAATTTCAGGATAGATATCCAGAAGAAACCGACGCGCAGATCGATAAGCGCTTGGAGGATCTAAAGACAGAACTCTTCCAGCGGATAGCAAATACATTGGCGGGCAAAGCCAATACCGGAAAGTTTATCCAGACGGTAGATTTCTACGATATGGATGGCAATCTCTGTAAATGGACGATCGAGCCTATCGAACAATCGATCAAAGATTTTATCGAAGCGCAGGTCAAAATATCAGAGAAAGCTGATTCTGCGGCAACCTCCGGTATGGGATTGCACCCTACCCTCGCAAATTTAGTCACCACTAATGGCCTAAGCGGTGGAAGCCAACAGCTCTACGCCATGAAATTCCATGTGTTAACGGATGTGAATAAGCCCGAAAAGGTGATTTTTCAGGCTCTAAATGATGCTATTGCGATCAATTGGCCGGATAAAAAGCACATCAAAATGGGTTTTGCGCGCAAAATCATTATGAAGGAAGATGAGGTATCGCCCAAAAACCGCGTAATAAATAACGTATAATTTAGATACATACATTATGTTGATCAGAACGACACAAGAATTAAAAGAATTGACGGGCTCCTGGTATGCGTCGAATGAATTTGATCCGATCAAGCAGGATATCGAAGACGAAACGGATGATCTGGCTTTGATCGTGGGTGACGATATCATCGACAAGGCAAAAGAAATACAGGATAAAACCGATCCAAGCGAAAATGAGCAGAAATTGCTGAAGCTGGTCAAACGGCCGATAGCCATCATGGCTGCATTGCGTTTCTACCAGTCCAACTTAGTATCGCACGATCAGTCCACCCGGAAGATCAAGATCGATAAGGATAACGAATCGGTTCCCTGGGAGTGGATGCTAGATAAGGATGATGAAGCCCACCTCAATAAGGCGCAGCGGGCGATAGATCGATTGATCTCATTTTTGGACAAGTCGGATTTCACCGAATGGAATGATAGTGATGCGAAAAAAGAAGCGAAATCATTATTTGTCAACTCCACAAAGGTTTTCGGCGAATACTATCCGATCGATAATTCAGCGCGTTTTTATTACATGGCCATACCATTACTACGTGAAGTACAGACATTGCATTTAAAGGAGGTGCTGGGAGCCGATTACAAAATTTTGCTGGATGCTTTTCAGGAAAATGAAGAGCTATCAGACTATCAGGTGACGCTATTGGATTATGCGCGCCGTGCCCAGGCTCTGGCCACAATCGCTCTGGCAGTACGCCGGCTCAATGCCAAGGTGCTACCGGAAGGTATTGTCAAAACACTCAAATCATCATCCCAGACCGTCAACGCCTCACGCGCTGCCATTACCAAAGAAATCGATTATTTCAGCAAGCGCATGGAGGCGGATGCATTTACATCGATCGACAAGATCAAGCGCTATCGCTTTCGCAACAGTCCAGAATATCTTCAATACCAGATGCTGCCAAATCACGATCCGAAAGATAAATTTCTAAGTACCTAGCCGTATGAATACGATCGAAATACCCGACAAAAACATTGTGATCGAGATTCCTGATAGCTGGGATGAATGTTCGCTTGATCAGGTTTATTTTCTTTTGGAAAAGGCATTTAAGGTGATATCGGGAAAGCTATCCATTGGTATGTTCCGGATAATCGCTTTTCAGTATTTCACGGGTTTAAAATTTGGGATGTCTTACCGGATCAAACAGCGATTGGGACTCAATCATAAAGTCAATTCAGAGATTGCACGGCTTTCGAAAATATATTGCGACTGGATATTTGAGGAAGATGACGACCAATATCAGTTGACATTTGATTCGGTGATCAATTATTTTCCGGAGTTAAAAGGTCGTTATGGGCCGGCAGATCTGCTGGCTGATCTGACCTTCGGGGAGTTTCAGCAGGCGCTGGTGTTGATGAATGAATATACCGAAAGCCAGGACAGCGGATCCCCCACTGATCAGCCGCTGTACGAATTCATAAAGCTGCTCTATCGCCCAAAAATCAAAGGCCAGCGTGTAGCATTGACGGGATATCGGGATAAATATACCTTTAAATCCGTGCCGGACTGGAAGCTGAAGGCGACGCTGATGTGGTTTACCAACTGCATACAGGCCATAAAAGAAGAAGACCTGCACCTAAGTGGTGTTGAGGTCAATTTTAGTCCGCTATTTCCGGCTGAAGAAAAACCCAGGTCAAAACGAAAAGGGCTCAACCTTGGGTGGAATGGAATTTTACTGGATGTGGCCGAGTCAGGTGTATTTGGAAAAGCAGCTGAAGTGAATGAAACACCGCTCTACGAAATATTATTCTACCTACTCAAAAAGCAGGATGATCACAAACAACAAATGGACGCAATAAATAAAAACAGATGATAAACGTAAACCAATTTAAGCAGCTCTGCGCCGATATCGTTCCGGCTGTAGAGATAAACGGCTATGTGATGGCCAGTACATACGAACAGGGCACAAAAAAGCTGAAAGACAAATCCGGATTGATCTTGGTCGGCGTATATCCGGCCTATCATTTTGAGGGGAATGTGGACGGTAGCTCCACGGTAAACGAGATGTTGCTGTACATTGTCACCAGACAGATCGAAGGTGGAAGCGATGAGCAGGAGATCAAGCAATATGCTGATACGCTCGAAGCAATGATCAGGCTAAAAGATTACCTCTTTGGCAAAAAAGAAAACAGCTATTGTCAGAGATTTCCACGTATTGACGCAGAATCATTACAGATTGATCCTGAATACAATATATTTGGTGGTTACATTGGTTATTCAATCAAATTTACTTGTTAACTTTACAGTATGGGAATCCTTAAAAAATTAAAGAAAAAGCCTGTAGGTATCAAAATAGGCAGTGCCGCAAACCTGTTTTTGTTGATCGATAAAATGAAAAACAACAAGATATTGAAAACCACAGACACCGGTGTTTTTTATACCTTTCCGGAAGTACTCCAGATGGGTCATAATCCGGAAGCTCTGTTGCGAAATTTTTATATCTATGGCCGTAGTACGGATTTGTTGAAAGAAGGCGATATCCTAACCATCCGAGATATAGACGATCCACATGCAGCACTAGCAACAGTGCTTGCAGATCATGTAAAGATCCTTGATCTACCAAAAACAGATGAGCAACATGCTAAACCCTAATTGCGAGAAGGGTTAAATACCGACTTTGCCTAAAAAACTACCGACATATGAGCCTTTAACTAACTAAAAAAGGCTCAAAAACCTGTTAATCAATCGATTTTAGGGCTGCAAGCAAAACGCCTTTTTTGCTCACTCAAGATCGACAGCAGCCCGCCCTGAGGGTGGGATGCACTTGCACCCGAAGGAAAAAAGGGTGAAATATGACGACACTCCTTAAAAAACGGCCTTTAAATAGCTTTAAATGCCGTTTTTGATGCTCTATAGCCATTTTTCGATCGGCAAAATCGACGAAATCAGCGCCCACAGGCCGTACTACCGACTCTGAGGCCTTACCCCCTGTCCTTTCCCCTGCCTGTTTGGCTATCTACCTTCGGATATCAACACGAACAGCATGTCACTTGAATCTACATTTATCCGAAACGTACTGAAGGAAGAGGGCCAGCGTTTGAAGCGTAACGCAGGCAAGGCGATATCCAGAGAGGTTAAGTTTCATACCAAACGCCTACTGGATGAACGGACCGTCGAAGTACTTGACACACCTGCCAGCGGGGGTACGCTTGTCTACACGGTACCGGCCTATAACCGGCTACTGGATATCAAACAGGAACGCAAGAAAAAGTCGGGCATCGGCACGTCCCTTCGATCCCTTCGTATTTATAATCGCTTTGTTTATGGTGCTTATTACTCTATTGCCTTTAGGGTAGCCAATGACTTTACCGATGAGGTGAAAGCACAGATCAGGCAGATCGGAGGTGCCAATGGCTAAGAAGCTTTCAACAGAAGATCTGGTCTTGAACATTATCGTCAACGGTAATAAGGCGCAGAGTGAGATCGGCAAGCTGGCCAGATCCCTTCGAGATACTAAAGCAGATCTCAAGGGTGCTACCGAAGAAATGAAGCAGCTGGAAAAGCAAGGAAAGACGAATAGCTCCAGGTATCAGACCTTGCGCGCTGAGGTGGAAAAATACAATGCTGCGATTGCTGAAGCTAAACGTAAGCTCAATGAGCTTAATCAGTCGTTAAAGCTAGAGGATCAGAACGAGAAGCAGCTGGAGCAAACGCTTAAAAGGTTGATATCCCTCCGTAAACAATCGATCCCAGATTCAGAAGACTATCAGTCCTATCTGGCGCAGATCGAACTGGTGCGAAATAGGTTGAATGAATTACGACAGGGGGCAGAAGGTGCCGGACAGGGCATCATGAATACAGGCGATAAGCTGACCCGATATATCGGTGCGCTCGTGGCGGGTGGTGCTTCTCTTACAGCGATGTGGAACGGTATCAAGGCCGTGAGTGAGGAATATCTGAAGTTGGATGATATCCTCGCCGATGTCATGAAAACGACCAACTTGACCCGGGGCGGTGTTGAGCAACTGAATGATGAACTTGAAAAGATCCAGACGCGAACTAGTCAGGATGATTTGCTCGGGATAGGTCGTATAGCGGGTAAATTGGGCTATACGGAGATCAGTGAGATCACGGAGTTCGTCGAAGCCAATAATAAGATCATAGTAGCCCTAAATGAAGATCTGGGCGGGAACGTTGAGGAGACGATCAACAAGATCGGAAAGCTGGTCGATATCTTTAAGCTGAAAGACCTTTATACCACGGAAGATGCTTTCTTAAAAGTTGGTTCGGCAATTAATGCGCTCGGTATGGCCAGTACGGCCAATGAGGGTTATATGGTCGAATTCTCCCGACGTATGGCCGGTGTTGCTCCATTGGCCGGTGTGACCATTGAGCAGATTCTCGGACTCGGTGCAACGCTCGATCAGCTCGGGCAAACGGAAGAGGTGTCGTCGACGGCATTATCGAAGCTATTTATCAAAATGTCTAGCGATGCCGAGACGTATAGCAAATACGCCGGTATGAGTATTACCGATTTCAAAAAGCTGCTTGAAGAAGATTTCATGGGCGCTTTCGTGAAGGTGATGAAAGGGGTTAAAACGAATTCAAACGGCATTAACGAACTTGCGGCAACATTAGGCGATCTGGGCGAAGACTCCGGACGTGTGGTCGGTGTATTAGGTACCTTGGCCAACAATGCTGGCATATTGGAAAAACAGATCGAAATGTCCAACCAAGCTTTTTCGGATGGAACTTCGATCACGGATGAATACAATATCAAAAATCAGACAGCAGCTGCTCGTTTGGAAATGGCCCAAAAGGAAGCTTTAAAATATCGTCGTGAATTGGGCGAAAAGCTTTGGCCAGTATTAATCGAGGGTAATAGCATTCAAACAACTTTCCTCAGGATTCTTTCCTCTACTGTTGGCTTTTTGATTGACAACTATAAAGCGATAAGTATCCTTACCGTTGCCATTGCCGGATGGACGATTGCTGCTAACTGGAATGCAATAGCGCAGTATGCCCAGGCTAAAGCGACAACTGTTGCCACTGCTGCCACACGTTTATGGAATGCAGCACTATTGGCCAATCCCATCGGATTAGTGGTGACTGCTATTGCGACACTGACAGCGGCACTTTATCTCAAGGGACAGCGGATCAGTGCGGCCACCTTATTTCAAGAAAAATATAATGACGCGCTTAAACAGGGCGAAAACGCTGTCGAAGCAGAGCGCGGAGCGCTGGAGCGAAATTTAGCTATTGCTACCAACAAGAACCGGTCGGACAAAGAACGCATAGCAGCTGTCAACCAGCTACGCAAATTAATGCCAGATCATTTACAGGGTTGGAAAGATGAAGCCATCATGGCAGGAAATGCTACAAAGGCCGTAAAGGAGTATGTACAGCAGTTGATTAAGCGATCGACCCTAACGGCTATGCAATCCAAGTTAGATGCACTGGCGGTTGAAAAGCGGGATTTGCTCGATGCGAAAAGGCGCGGGTTCAAAGGAGCTACTGCTGCAGAAAGATATGCAGCGTTAAACGCAAATACATTCTTTTCGGGAGATTGGGAAAAAGCATATAAAGAAGATATAGATAGGCGTATCAAAGCGGTAGAAGTACAGGAATTAAGGTTTGGACAGGAAACTCTTAAGCTTCAGACAGAACTTGAAAAAAATCTTTCAAAGATTCCTGGATCAGAGGATGACGGTGACGGTAATAAAGTTACCAAAGGAGATAAAGAAGCGGAGAAAGCTGCTAAAAAAGCTGCCAGAGAAGCGGAGAAGGAACGGAAAGCGCAAGAAAGAAGAGATAGTCAGATCGAGAAAGAGCAAAACTATTGGGATAATATAGATGCTGTCGAAAATGAGGGTATGGATAAGCAACTTGCTGACCTCGAAAAAAAATACAAAGAGTATCTGCGTACCACCAAAGATAATCTTGAGGGTCGTCAAAAAGTCGCTGAGACCTATGCAGCACTTCGATTAAAGCGTGAACATGAGATTGACCAGGAGTCGGCAAAGGCGGAGCTGGATCGTCAAAAGCAAGCAGCTGAACAAAAAGCGCAGCAGACAGCTGCTGATCTTGATAAGGAATATTTGCTCAAAATTCAGGCGATCAACGAAACAACCCTTTCAGAAGAAGAGAAGAATGCGAAGCTTAAACTGTTGGAAGAGGAAAACCGGCTTGCGAAAGAAAATGCACAGCAACAGGATCTGACGACCAGATACATGATGCTGGAAGCAGCTATAGCTGTCGGGGATCTCGAAATTGAAGAAGCAAAACGTGTTGCGAGCGAAAAGGCCAAAATACAAGAGCAACTCGTCAATCTATCCATTGCTCAGACACAGCGAGAAATGGATAGAAAATTGCAAATAGAGAGGCAATTAAAGGATGCGACATACAGTATAAAGGTGGAGACTGCCAAAGGATATGAGGCTGCCGCGCAGATTGTAGGTCAGTTTTTTGAAGAAAACACAGCAGCTGCTAAAATATTTTTAATCTTGGAAAAAGCTGCTGCAGCAGCCTCCGTAATTATCTCTTTACAGAAGGAAATTGCTGGATACTATGCGGCAGCAGCACTTGTTCCAGCGCCTTTAAATGTAGCGGCTAAGGCATTAGCCGTCAAACAATCAATTGCGGCCAAAATTAGAGCTAGTATTTCTCTTGCAACGATCGCAGGTACCACGTTAAAAGGGATTACGGCAAAATCAAGTAAGTCGTCATCCAGTAGTAGTTCTACATCAAGTTCGTCAACGCCCAATCAAAGGGTATCCGGACGTGAAGACGGCGGATACTTTGATGTGACCAGGGAGCAGGATAAAAAAGAGTTCCGGGCAAAGAGCAGTCCGAAGCAACGTGGATACATAGGCAAACCTACTGTGCTCGTCGGGGAATCCGGCCGTGAATGGGTCGCTAACGATAAACTGGTCACCAATCCAACAACGGGGCCATTAATTGCCTGGCTCGATAGTGTGCAGCGCAATGGTGCTATCAATCCGGCTATGCTATCGAACGTGATCCGTTCGACAATGATGCCAGGTCGCGCCTCGGGTGGGTCGTTCTCCAATAGCGAAAACAATTCGTCTATGCCATTCTACGATCCGCGCATGATCGAGGTGCTCGATACGCTTTCAACTCGGGTAAATGAACTTGGCGATAAGATGCAGAATATCCGGGCAGATGTTTCCCTGCTTGGTAAAAATGGTTTTATCGAACAGATGCGACAACTGGAGTCTGATCAGAATGCAGGAACCTTATAGATCATTAATTAGCAGTAAGTTGTACGTAAATTTGACATAAAGGAATTTTTGTTTTCGTTATATTTGTTATATAACAAACTAACAATTATGGATACACTAGAGTATGAATACAATGGTCAAGTAATTGAATTTCTTTTCAAAGACGACTTAATGGTTAATGCCACAGAAATGGCTAAGGCTTTTGGCAAGGAGGTTTATAATTTTACTCGACTTGAACAATTTAAAACGATCGTTGAAGCACTCGAAAAAAGTTCGATTAGAGGAAACCGAACCGAAGAATCTTCGGTTCGGTTTTCTGGAAACGAGGATTTCATTGGCGAAATGAAGCACCGAACCGCAGATTTAGTTCCTTTGATGATTGTTCAAAAAGGAGGTGACGAGGGAGGTTGCACCTGGATGCATCGATATCTAGCTATAGATTTCGCGATGTGGTTAGATGTAGATTTCAAGATTTGGATATTACGCAAGATTGACGAACTACTTTTAAACTACACTACAGAAAGAAGATCATTAGCCATACGAAAGAAACGTGTTAAAGAAAAAATGAACAAGATATTCTCTGAATCTGAAATTGCCGAAGTAAAAGAACTTGAAAAACTTTTTAAAGAGCAGAATCAGATAAAAGGAGAAGAGTTCAACCTAAATAAGAATTTCAATAGAAATCTATTTAACCAATAATAGATCAGACTCATTTTAATGTCCTTTAATAGAGCATAGCACGGAATTACCTTCGTGCTATGCTTGAAATCAAGGTTAACAACATAATTATTGATCTACCGGAAGATATTTCGGTCGCCATCACCGTCGAAAATCCGATGTTTACAACGGAAAAATTGCCGTTGCCTTTTTCACTTTCCTTTGACCTCCCCCCGACCCCAAAAAATCTAAAGGTTTTCAAACATATTAATCGACTAGGTGCACATAAAGGAGATAGTCTATTTCAACCTTATTCGTGTCAGATCTATTTTCAGTCGATATTGATCCAGGATGGGGTAATGAATGCCACTAATTCCGAAAAATCGATTAAAGTCCAGTTTACCGGCGTTGATTTCAATGAGAACCTCAAAAAAGCACTTTTCGTAAAAGAACTTGGTACAGCCAATTTCCCGGGCGATTCAACTGCCGGTTATAGCAATACCAGCTCATACTATTATAGCTATAGACAATGGGCAACAGCGCATGCCTATAACACATCAAACGATTACATATTCGCGCCTATCGCAGTAAAAACAAATGAAGATGAGTTTGGATATTACTCCGAAAAGGTCAGGGGTTTTGCGGATCCCCGCGACGGTGTGATGTATTATTCAAATGTTGTCAATCAGCCTTACTGGATGATCCGTGATATCTACCTCAATTGCTTCAACGGAACAAACCAAAGCTTTTATTATCCCGGCGGACTGGTAGGATATCACTCCCTAATGTACCCGCAATTCAGGATCGGATATATTATCAATCAGCTTATCGGATCCGCATTGACAGTATCGCCTTTTGATTCCGGAATATTGCGCGATGTGCTGCTTCCAACTTTTTACCTGCCAAACGTCGGTAACTGGTCGATGTACGGGCCATGGATATCGTCCGATTATGGTACTGTTCCTGCCTACCTAAAATTACAGGATGTTATGCCCGATATCGATGCGAACAAGTTCCTTCAGATGATTTTCAACATTTTCTGCATGACTTTGCTGGCCGAGAAAGGCAAATTCCAGATCGTACATAATAAAGATATCTTGACGCGTACAGTCAAGCATAATTGGTCGAATAAACTCATGCATCAGATCGATATATCGTCTGACTCAGGCAAATATTATGACTATGGTTTCAATGACCGTAAATCATTTACCGACAATGTATCATACCAAACAGTCGATACGCTGGAGGAAATGCACGCAGAACCTTTTGGTCTTGTTAATCACGAAGATGTATACGAAAAGTTATTTTACATCACCAGTACCGAACAGTACATCATGAAAAAGGGGTATTGGCGAAGAGTACTTACCGAAAATGTCGAATCGTGGGAATTAATTGTCGCTTATGAATTCAAGGGTTTTGAACCTGAAAAAAAACCAGACATCGGCTATCGGGATAAGTATAATGCACGTACGGATATCACACAGCTGTACTTAGTCCCTTCAATCTATTTTCCGGACACCGAATTGCATCCGGATGCAAAAAAATACTGGATCGTCCCGAAATGGGATCCCGATCAGGGTGATGGCAATACGATCCTATCGCGCAATGTTAGATCCTCTGCCCTATCACTTTTGCTATATGCTGGAATGAAGCAGGTTGATGGAAAAAATTATCCGTTCTTGTCTCCCTATGAGAATGCCAACCTCAGTCTTAATTGGGAGGGTACAAAAGGACTTTTAAACCAATTCCACAAAGAATTCAAAGCATGGAATGAAAAATCAAAAGTTCGGCTGAATGGCACATTCCTGTTATCGGCTTTAGAACTTAATAAATTATCCATTATCGATAAGGTGCACTTTCAGGGGCGCAATTTCTACATCGAGAAATTGCAGTACACGATACGCCGTGATCGCATTGATCCAGTCGTCGCTGACCTGATCGAGGTCTGATCCATTGTCCTTTACTATTAAGCCATATAGAAGCACTTTTGAACATGATTAAGATATTCCAAACCATTTTAGCCGGACTGCGAAAAGATGTAAAGCTGACGCTTATGGCTCTTACATTGGCCGTCCTGATATCTTGGGGAATATCGGGCGAAGTACGTGTCAAAAATAGCCGGGATAATTGCGATGAAGACCGAAAGAATGACATCAAGGAAAAAGAAGAATTACAAGCCGAGATCCGGGCTGTAAATAAAAAATTTCAAGATGCATTTTTCGAGCGTGAACAAATGCAGCGCAAGGCATCAGAGAACGATTCGGCAATCCGAGAAACAGCACAAAGAGACATTAATAAAGTATTACCATGAAAAAGACAACAATCATCCTTATAGTAGCTTTGGTCGTATCCGTTGTTGCTATATTTATTTTAACCCGAAAGTGGGTCAATTCCGAAAAGGAATACAAAACGCTGAACAATGCCTACCAGCAAGCTTTGCTATCTGGCAAAGTAGCCCCGCTCCATATTCGCGACACGATCTTCGATACGGTTGCCGGCACAGTAAGCTATATATATAGTCCTATTCAGACTGAGAAGCCGGTAACGAACTATGTGTCGAAAGGATTGGCAGATACTTTGGCTCGCGCCCTCGGTGTGGCTACTGAAAAGATTGACCGTCTCCAGTCGGAATTGGTCAGTGTAAAGGGCAAAGGCAAAGGCGAACGCTATACCGATACAATAACAAAGACCAAGTGGTTAGCCATGAAAGATCCAGTATTCGATGTAAAGGTCAATTTGGATAATGACTCGATATATCCTGGTGCTAACATTGCCCTTGATCGGGCGTATGCTCCTTATAAAAAGAACATCTTTAGTCGGTATGAATATCGTAGTGTCATTCGCGCAAGGGATCCACGTGTCACGATTTCGAATCTATACGATGTCAACAAAATTCCCAAATCCCCGCGATGGGGTATCAGCTTTATTGGCGGGCCAGTCGTAACACCTAAAGGCTTATCGTATGGCGTTGGCGTAGGATTAACTTATGACCTAATTTCATTTTAATATGCTTGTCATAAAGTCAAAACCCGATGCAATAAACTATTCGATCAGCCTACCTCCGATCGTTGTGTCTTCAACTCAGCCCGAAGTCACTGTCAAGCTATTGGATGGCACTACGCAAGTTATTGAGGAGACTTACAATCCTTTTGATGCTGTGACCCCATTGGTTTTGAAATTCGCTTTGCTGATCGATGAACTGTTGACGGTCGAAAAGCCAGGGCCTGATCTGGTGACGGTTCATGACCAGGGATATCGGACATATACAGTTCAAATAAGTGATGCAGATTGGACTCAGGAAATAACCTTTAAAGTGATCAAAGGATTTTGGGTACGTCAACCTGTAGATATCGAATTTAAGACTGCTAATTTTTGGCTGAACATTGCGAGCCTTCCACAGTCAGTTAAAACCCATCAACCGGTGTACCTTACGGCCCTCCCTGCTTCAGCCATTACGGTCAAAGTTGACTGTGTGTATGAAGATGGAACGACAGCAAGTTACACTCACGGATCCTTGGTTGCTTCGAAGCTTCAGACGATCGATGTGGCTGCGTATCTGATCCAGCAAAAGTCAACGAAAAAGCTTGTTCAGTATACCGTGTATGGTTTGAAGGGCACGGCATTACAATTGGCCAAACAGACTTTTATTGTTGAGCATTACAATCACCTGATCCATGACTTTTTCGTATGGAGGAACCGTCTGGGCGGCTTTGATTCCCTGGTCATGTCCGGAGAAGAAAAATCCACTTTCAAGAATGAAACATCAGTCGCATTGATGGATGAATACAACATCGAATATGCCGGCACCAGGACACGCACTGTAAAAAAGAATTCAGGCTATATCCAGAGCCGGCAGCATCGTATGCTGTTGATCGATTTCGCTTTTTCAAAACAGCGATATCACTATTTGGATGGCGCAATGCGAGCGATCACAGTAAAGGATCCGACGGTCGATATCACCAAGAACTCAGTCAACGAGGTTGACTTTGAATTCGCTTACTCGGATACGCTACTGGCCTATCCATATTTAGATCAAGCACCTAACTATTTACAACTATAATTTTACGATAATGAACGACAATATTTTAGAACCTAACATCAATGGACTTCCTCCTATCACCGACTGGCAAAAGGTATTTTTAGTACTTCAACAAGCGAATGAAGCTTTTCTAAGAGGCGCAACTTTGCCAGAATTAGGAAAACAGATCATTGGCGATGTGCAGATCCAGGGCGCTGACTTCGTGGATCTTCCTGTAGCTGAAGATTCGACACCAGTGGCGCTTCCAATTCCGGAGACAGGGAATAAATTTGGATTTCTTGCAGATGGGAAGTTTACACAGCCTACTGGCGGGACTTTGGAGTATAGTGCTACTCAATGGGGATTGACGTTATTTGATGGTGATAAATGGGTTAAAAAGTTTACTTTAGAGCTTCCAAAAACCAAAGGAGGTGCCGTAAGTATCGGATCGCCTTCAACCTTTGTTTTTGATTTCGATAATTCAGTTGTTAAAACCCGTGGAGCAATATTAAAGGTTGATAATGAAAGCATCACAAGGGGTAATACGACAGAGGAAATTTCGTTTTTAAATTTACCTGAAGACAGTGTATTGATTACCTATGATAAAGTTAATAATCTCATCAAGCTCGTAGGAGCAGGATCATCTACAGATACAAGTAATTTGTATTACCTAGGGGTAATAAGGAAAAGTTTAAGAGTTCTAGAATTTAACGGTCTTTACACCATATCTGACAATATTGGAATCAATTATACGCAAAAAGATGTTCATCCTACAGTAGTATCATTAGGCTCCGCTAGCACAGTTAATGTCAAGTTCTCGACAAATGAAGTTGTTTTAAATAATGCGGTATTTTTAAAAGATGGTGTAAAACTAACAGCCAATGCTGTTGTAAACATTGCGAAAATTGACGATGCTACACCGATCACAGCAAATACAGTATTGGTGTATTACGATAAAAGTGGTGTATTAAGAGCTGCTGGGGCAGATATGTCTTTAGGCAAGGAAATAAAAATAGCACTTGTAGTTAGAAAAGATCAAAAGAAAGTATTTATTAATGGATTTTATTCAATCGAAGGAAATTCATATGGTAATTCAGTTTCCGGAATAGCTAAAAACGTTGGTAGCCCGGGTGGCGTTTCAGTAAGCTTCATAAATCAAAGGGTTGTTCTTACTAATGCATATATCGATACACCTAACGGTTTGTTTACTGGAATATCTAAGACTCTTGATTTTTCTTCTGTAACAGATGACAGTGCAGTGGTCGTAATTGACCCTTATACTGGGGCAGCTTCTATTTTTGGGGTTTCCCAAACATCTGATATATCTAAAAATTTTGTACTTGGAACGTTAAGAAAAAGCATTGCTGTCGCTATTTTCAATGGTCAATATCAAATCAACAATGATAATGTAATTCCTTCAACCCTAAAAGATCTCACCCAACCAACAGCTTATTCCATAAGTCGCGATACTGCTGTTGTCATAAATTGGAATACCAAAACAATAATATTTACAGGGGTATATATCAAATACAAGGGCGTAAATCGAACCTTTACGATTACTTTAGATTGGTCCAATATTACATCTACTCACATACTCATCGGATTTAACACCGAGACAAATACATTGGAGCTTGCAGGTCTTACGACAGCTAATGATACTTATAAATTAGCCGTATTAGGATATCTTAGGACAACAACAAAAGAAGTTTTCTACAATGGACGTTATACTGAAGTTGGTGGAAATGTGGCGCCTGTTGAAGAGAACAATTACGGCTTTATGTATGATGGTACTTTTAGATCGGCCCGCAGTATTGCGCTGCCTGACCCATTTAGATCTGCTAGCTATGAGGAGTTGGTTAAAGACATTTTTGCAGTATACGATAGTTTGGTCGCTGATTTCCCTGATAGGGTAACCAAAACAGTATACGGACAAGATGATTTTGGCAATGACTTAGTTTACTACAACATAGACTGTAGATACTTCACTAATTCCGTTACGCAGAATTATGTAAAGAAAGATACAATAATGATCACAACCCTTACTCATGGTTATGAGCGTCCAGCAGCAATCACTGTTGCGGCCTTTATCGATGAGATGTTACGCAATCCTGGGAATTTAAGCGAATTAAGGCTTTTAAGGAATTCTGTGAGATTTGTGATTATTCCAGTACTTAATCCTTCAGGAGGAAAATTGAACAGTCGACAAAACGGTAATGGTGTCGATATCAATCGAAATTTTGTCACAGGATGGAAACATCTTTCGCCCGGAGATGTAAACTATGCCGGAGAAGAACCCTTGTCAGAAAAAGAATCAAAGTTTGCGGATGCTATCATGAATATGTATAAAGATTCTCTTTTTATGGGCATGGATAGGCACAGTGATACTGGTTATAGCACAGTAGGTAATGGTTTCGCGGGTTGGGTTGTATCCCATTTATCAGAAGTTAGGCCGATGTTAATAGGGGTCTCCAAATGGGCAAACTCATGGATGATCGAGGAAGAAGGTATGGTTGAGAAATTCGGAAACAAGGGTGTGTTCAGATATTATAATTATGCTGAAAACGAAGCTACTGTAGAGAGTAGATATGCGGATTATAAAATCCCATCAGTTTTGCTTGAAACAGATACCTCTGTAAAATCGAGCAATCCTTTAGATCATCAAAAATTTCATGCAACAATGGTAGGGAATATCATCTTTTCGTTTTGTCAAAAATATTTAAAACTTTAAAGACTGCTTAAGGCGATAATAATAAACTAAGCAATAACTTGAAGATTGGGCAAATTATTAAATTCATCATTTACCTTAAGAGCCAGATCTAGGTTGTCATCGTCATCTAAATGGGCATACGTCAACGTTGTTTCGATTTTCGTATGCCCTAAAATTTTATTTAGCGCGAGTATGTTGCCTCCAAATTTCATAAATAAGTGTCCAAAGGTATGACGAGCGGTATGACTGGTAACCTTTTTATTGATACCACATTCCTTCATAAATACTTTTAATGTCCTGTTATACTCCTGCTCGGTCGGAAGGTCAAAAAACTTACCCCTATTATTAGTTATAAATCTTTTGGCAATTGGAATAAGAGGGATCGTTATTGTCTTCGGCTTATTTTCAGAGTTTTTAACCATCAAGAACTGTAAAAAATTATCCGATACCATCCATTGATAAGTTGATTCGTAAAGATCAGAAATCCTGAAAGATGTAAAGCAACAAAATAAAAAAGCAGAAAGTACCTGGTAATCCTGGGCACCCAGAACGCCTTCATCCAATTTATTGATCAGTTTGATAACCTCTTCCTTGCGTAGATATACAGCTTCCTTTTTATGGTATGAATTTTTGACTTCTTTAGGGCCAAACTCTGGAACATAAATTCCATGTTGTTCACTTGCTATTGCCAGATATGCTTTGACATCTTTGATCCGTGTCCAAATGGTATTATCCTGGATAGCCTTCTTGACAATCCTGCCGTCTTCTCTGATCTCCGACTTAAGATAATTTCGATAATCAGCGAACCATTTTTTGTCTATCTCCGGGAACACCGTCAACGGTCTAAAGTCTATGATTGAATTGATTGTACTAAGGTGATTCATATAAGTACGTTTGACGATCTCTTTTGCAGCATAGCGCTCTCTCCTGGATAGCTGCATAAATGCGACCAATGATCGAGAAGCATCAAAATATAACAGCTCCCTTTCAACCATTTCATTTGACAAAACTCGGTTCTGAAGACGGAACCTTTTCGCGATCTCATTTATCTTGGAGATATGGTCGCGAATGATCAAATTATAATCATTTACATCGGGATCATTTTTGAATCGCTGGCGGAGCTCATTCTTACCAAAGTCGATTTTGTCAGCTGGCCACTCCAGATTAAGATTGAATTGTTTGCGATCGGCCTTTGGCCCAATACCTGAAATATAAGATTCAACATAAAGAGCAGACATTCCATTTTGCTGGATGCGCGCTTTCCACGTAAAGAGTTTTAAAGAAATTTTGAACATTACTACGGGTGATGATAAAGATTAATACAGGCCTTGATCTTGTCTACATCATGTCTACAAAATTTCGGCATTAAAACTAAACCACCCGTGTCAAGGAGTTGATTCTATGTTCCCAAAAGGGCATTTTACTTAAAAAGGGCCTTATGATATATAATCTTAAGACCCTTTTAGTACCCGGAGCCGGAGTCGAACCGGCACGGTTTCCCACTGGTGTTTGAGACCAGCGCGTCTACCAATTCCGCCATCCGGGCATATCCGTTTGGGATGATGCAAAAGTAAGCAAAGTTTTTATTATTCCAAATTACCCTACCAATCATTTTTAAAACCCACTGATAATGAATAAGAAAATTTAAAAAAAACTTTTAACTGCCCTATCAATAGATTTAAAACGGCCTTTTTTACCTAATTTTAATTAGGAAACAATCAAATGATCATGGAAAAAGTAAAACTCGGAAATAGTGAAATTGAATTCAAACCAATTGTCTTTGGTGGAAATGTATTTGGGTGGACCATAGATGAGAAGCAATCCTTCGCTCTTTTGGATGCCTTTGTCGATATGGGATTCAGCCTGATCGATACATCTAATAATTACTCGCATTGGGTGCCGGGGCACAGCGGATCTGAATCAGAAACAATCATTGGCAAATGGATCAGCAAAAGAGATAGCCGTGATAAAATTCAGATTGCTACAAAAGTCGGTGGAAGACGGATAGATAATAGCAAACCTAATCTTAAAAAAGAGTATATCATTAAATCTGTGGAAGATTCGCTCTTGCGCCTGAATGTAGATACAATTGATCTTTATCAATC